TATTTTTGTATTTGTTGTTGCAAGCCATTAATATGTAATTTCATAGTGTATATATCATGTTGTATTTGGCTTATTTCTTCGTAAATTGCTGAAAGATTGCTGATTTAGTTATTAATATTGTCCAATCTATTTTGAATATTAGAAATATCGCCGAGTATATCGCTGTCCGCAAAGTCTTCCAAATTATCTGGCAAACCGTTTACACAGCTTATATCTGTAAGAGGAAAATATGGGTTACCTTGTTTATCTAAGAGCGTTCGTGTATTTATTTCAGCCATTTTGTCACTCCTTCATCAATCATCGACTAGTACACTTCCCATAACGTCACTGTATAAGTCATATGATTGGTTATTATTAACATTCCAATTACCTTGTGCGATAGCGCTATTAGCACGTCGTATGCGCTGATTTGCTCTTGTTTGGATGTCTACAATATCTAATTTCGCATTACTGAATTCTATATCTACAGGTTTCTGTGTAAGTGGATGATAACGTGTGAGTTTAACGACCTTTAAATCTGTATTGAAATTTAACGGTTTGTGTATAAAACGAACAATGTTGTTTTCTTTTACATCATCTTCACCTATGAATACAATGTCATCACCGTTGATTAAGTAATTGGTTGATAATTCAACGGTAGGTTCATCGTTTAATTGCTCTTTTAAAGCCTCGATTAAATCTGTTTTGTTTGTATATTTTTCATCAAATACAGTCGGTGCTCGCATTTCACCGAACACATCATAATTAGGTGATTTGTATTCGCCGTAGGTGTGATAGACATCTTTACCTTTAAGTACAGCTATTAAATTTAATACTGTAGTTTTTTCAGCCCCTACATACATTACAGGTGCCTTTTTCTTGTAATCAACACCTGATTGACCACCTCTAAATATAACTTTGAATGTATGTTTACCTTTGCTTAAATTCTTAGCAATGGTGACCGTATCCGTTTTAGCTGTTTTACGATAAAGTTCAAAAGTATTCATTTTCTTGTCGTCTAAATAAACATCAACAACACCGCCTTTAGATCCTTTCTTACGCGTCCAAGTGAGCGTTTCATTGCCCCATTTACATGTGAATGTCTTGCTATAGCTAGCACCAATTTTTTCTGTAGTCCAAGTTCCTGTTTTATCGAATGTACCGCTATATGATAAATCTTTGGGTTTTATTGGATTATAGTTTTTCGTTTCTGATTTGGTCTTTTTCTTGCCATATCCCTGTATGATTGTTTTCAAATCTGTGGTAGTTATATCTAATTTCACATCATCAGAATTACCCCGGTAAACGATAGGAAAGTCTGCATATTCATAAAATAAATCGGGTGTGTAAAAATATATCTTTTTATTATCTGCAAAGTAGATATAATTAAAGTACTCTGCACCTTCAGTAATGAATTCCAAACCATTTTTGTTACCCAATTCAGATACAGGTGCTAATCGTCTATTCTCTCCAATGATTTCGTATTCAAATCCTAATTTGTTCTTAGCAAAACCAAAATCTAAAAATTGTTCAAGTGTGTAATTGGGTGCTGTATCTTCATCGCCAGTTTCTGCGTTAAGTTCCTCATCTTCAATTTCTTTTTCTATATAATGATTCTGGAAGTTCATAAATATATGTTTAGCTTCCACTTCGCATGTCGTCACTTGTGCGTTATACGCAAGTGAAGTTGATTTAATAACATAATATTGTCCTTGGTAGATGATATAGTTTTCGTTAACTAACATGTCGAAAATATCTTCTGTACCTTCAATTTTTATCGCTGTAAATGTTATAAAACGGTCTCCATTCTTTTCGTACTCATATTTAAATGAATCAGGGTCATATATCGCAAACACTTCTGAAAAGTTACCAGCTTTATTTTCAAGTATTAATTCTTTATTTTGCACGTGATCACCTACCTATAGACAAAATTAAATTGAAATTCCGAATAAATATCATTCGTTGTATCACATTTAATCTCAATATTATTCATACCTTCAGCTAATGTTATCCACCCATAATCTGTGTCGAAACCCACACGTTTATTTCCTATAATTGGATGTATACCATTTAATGTTAATGTTTTAGAACTTGTTAAAGCGTTATAATACGTAAACGATTCACCCGTTGTATGATTAATTAATGTTAATCCTCTAGGCGCATCTGCTCTTATTCTGATAATTAATTTATGGTTTAAAGGGTCGATTATGTCATTACTCCCATTCCATATTTCAAAACCTTTTTCTTTATGGACGTAAGCAATCGCTTTATCAGTAATTAAACCACCTTCAAATTGCCAGTTATCAGAAAGAAAATCGACATCTAATGTATCTGTAAGCGACTCTGAAAAACCTTTAAATACATTAAAAGTAACTTCAAATTCGCCGAATTTTGTTCCAATATCCTCTATAGCATTTTCTTCACAATAAACGTGATATTTAATGCCTGGCATATCTGAATGAACAATATAAAAAGGGTCCCTTCGAAAAAGGAGCCCTCTTAGTTTATGTTTAAGTAATCTATAATCTTGTATATCTACACCACGGTAAAAGAAGCGTAATTTAAGTTTGAATGGACCAAAGGATGGTCGCCCTATTCTCACACCATCGCGCCCTTTAGTTTCTACCGTGTTTGCGCTAATTTCTACGCCATCTTCTGTGGCATCTAAGAATGTTAAATTAGGTAAATCAGTTAACATTTTTGAAAAATCATCGTTAAACATTTTAACTGTTTTAGCCATTAGACGATTGCCCCCCCTCTTGCATATGCTTTCATTCTAGCTTTTCGTCCTTGTGCTTGTGATACATCACGTTCATTGAATCCTGCTTTACCTTCAATACCTTGGTTACTTCTTGCTATTTCTTTTAAGTAGCTGTTTTGTGTTTGTAACTCGTTAATCATTTGCATTAACAACTCTGTATTGTCGCTACCAGCGTTTACTGTGGTCTTAGGTGTACGCATTTGATTTGGTCGTTTATTCTTCCCTGGGTTGACCTTACTTTGTGCATACGAAATAAGTTTCATAGCATCTGTAGCACGTGCCGGGTCAAGTGGTACGACTACCTCAGGGTGACCATCTTCTGCAAGGTTATATAAACCATTACTGTTGATGATACCACCAGTAGCAAAACGTCTATGTCCTGATGGACCCCAACCACTCTTACCATATGGTAAATCACGTCTCCAGTTAGAGTTATTAAAGAAAGCAAGTAATTGATCATAACCGTTTTTAATATTTTTATGCCCTTTAACAGCATATGATTTGAACGTGCTCGGAACATATTGCAATAGACCTTGTGCAGGAGTGCCTCTCAAGTTATTTATATCGCCAATATTCCCTTGAGTTACACCAGCATTACCATTAGATTCGCGTTGTATTTGTGCCACAATGCCATTCAATTCACTATTCGACAAATTAACTTTCATCTGTTTAGCTGCACGTTTAATATCCGATTTCCATTTTGATGCAGACTTGTTTTGACTTCCACCGCCGTTATGTTTTTTCAACCAACTCATCGGGTCGAAAGCAACGCCGTTTTTTTGCATTTCATAGTGCAAATGAGGACCTGTAGAATCTCCGGCACTAGTGCCCTGTCTACTAGGGTCGCCACCTGATTTACCAAGTACAGAACCCGGATTAACCTTTTTCTTACCGGTCCATGCCAATTTACTTAAGTGACCGTATATAACTCTTAGACCTTTTCCAGCTTCGACCCACATACTGTTACCGAAACCACCATTATAACCAGGGCGTCCCTCAGCAGTTCCTCCAGTTGTTGATCTAACAGTTGTACCGTATGGGTAGTTGATATCTATACCATGGTGTGGACGTGGGAAAGGATAACCCTTGGCTTTGGCTTCTGCAGCAGTAGCAGCAAATCCGAAGTTTATACCTCTATCTAATTCGAGGTAACCACTATCTCCGCCCCCAGCTTCTTCTAACCAACTACCAACTAAATCTTTCAAACCTTTTTTCAAACCTTCATACGCCCAACTTATAGTTCCACCCATTGCTTCGCCTTTAACGTTAGAAAAATCTACGCCAAAGTGTTTCAACATTTTATTTATAAGTTTTCCAGGATTAGTTACATAATCCATGACGTCTCCGATTTTTTTACCAAATGAATCTTTAGCTTCTTTCGCTTTCTCTTTTGTCCAGTTCCATGCACCTTTTGCACCGTCAGCAACAGTTTCTAATAAGTTTTTAGAACCTCCACCATTGCCAGAATTTCTAGGCGTATACATATCTCCAAACACTTCATCGTGTTTGTGATGCTTCTTACCTTTTTTCAACAAGTCAATTCCCGTACCAGTAGACAAATGCGCTCTCAACATTTTAGATTGAGCGCCATTATATACTGCATCGCCCCGACGTAAGTTAACGCGTCTATTTCTACCAGCTAATTGTTGTAGTTTTCCGTTTCGGCGTCTTATTATCTCTTTGTGACCACCAGGACCTCTTGCATTACCTATACCTCTATCATTGATAACTGCTTTGGTAGAATGTTTTAATCTTCCTTGAGCATCAGTTCGTACATTAGGATTAGCTCCAGTACCAGTTGATAACTTAGGAATCTTTTTCTTGATAAGTTTCTTATTCATAATCTTATCAGACAATGTATTGATACCGTCAATCATCGCATTAAGACCTGAAATAGCCCCATTTGCTACGCTCTTACCAAGTTTAGAAGCAACTTTCTTGAATCCTTCTTTAGCATTCCCGATAAACTCTTTAAGTTTATTCAACCAATCTTTACCTTTGTTGAACATTGCTTTAAAACCTTTTACAACACCATCTTTTGCATTGTTTGCAAGGTTGACAACGTTTTTCTTGATTGAACGCCACTTATCTACTACTGCATTTTTCAATTTTTGAGTAATATCTGATGCTGATTTTTTCAAGGCGTTAAATTTATTTCTTACGCCTGTCCAAATTGACTTAGCTAAATTTACTACTCTGTTTTTTATGCTATTCCAAGTATTGATTAACCATGTTTTCAATTTAGAGAAAATAGATCTAACACTTTTCCATAAGTTTGAAAAATGACTTCGCACACCCGTCCATAAACTTTTAGCATATGCTACAACTCGTTTTCTTATAGCACTCCATACAGAAACTGCAAAATTTTTGATATTATTGAATATAGATTTTATCGATTTCCACAAACTAGAAAAGTGATTTCTTACGCCCGTCCATAAAGATTTGGCTCTTGAAATGACGCTATTTTTTATCGTAGTCCAAGTTTTAACAACCCAATTTTTAACGGTTGTAAATATTTTTATCACACTGTTTTTTAAGTTATTAAAATTAGCTTTAACACCATTCCAAATATTACGTGCAAAATTAACCACTTTATTTTTCATGCCTAGCCAAATTGATACAACCGTCATACCCATTTTGACAAATATTGATTTAGTTCCATTCCAAAGGTTAATGAATATTTGACGTACTTTAGTATACATGCCTCGTGCAAACGCGATTATTTGACCAATGAACGATACTTTAAAGAAACCTACGATAATACCAATAAAACCACTAAAAATCTGTTTTACACCAGACCACATAAGCTTAAAGTTTCCAGTAAACAATCCGACAAATACTTTTACGATTCCAAGTATTACATTAGTAACACCCATCACGATATTTTTTATTCCTTGGAACGTGTTTTGGAATATCGCTTTAATCCCCGGCATAATATATTGAATAAATGCACTTATACCGTTAAATACTGCTTGGAAGATTGGAAGAAGTGCTTTCACTACAGCTCCAATGTTACTAAACGTATTGCCGAAGTTTTGTTTAATAACTGGTAATATTTCAGCAGCCGCTTGTTGTATTTGTCCCCAAACAGCTTTGAATATTGAGCCCATAGCCATAAATATCGGCTTGAGTACATTGTTCCAAGTCATAACTACTGCATTTTTAATACCTTCAAATGCTGCATTAACAATATTTCTAAATGTCTCTGATTTTTTATAAGCGATGACTAATGCTGTACCTAAAGCTGCCACTGCTAAAACAACTAAACCAACTGGACCAGTTACCGCACCTAATACCATGCCCAATTTGGGAAATACGGATGCAAATGCTTCAAGTAATGTGACACCTGGACCCATCGCAGCACGTATTTTTCCAATATTCATTAATAACCCTGAAAATGGATCAAATACCGCACTGACAGCGCCAGCGATTTTGCTAAATGCTAAAAGCATTGGTCCAATCGCAACAAGTGTCATTGATCCCCACAGAACAGTATTTTTAATAACACTTTGAATAGGACCAGGCAAACCATCATAAAAGTTCTTTAATTGAACTCCTTTATTTACAACGGCAGTGAGTACATTACCAAAAGCAACGCCCCATTTTTCTGCACTTCCTTGCATACCATCAAACATAGTAGTAAGGTTATTCATTAGTGGTTTCATCTTGGAGAAGAAACCGCCACCTTTACCGCCTGCGTCTAAGAAACCAGCACCAACACGACCAAGTGCTGCCCACATATTCGCAAGTGATGCAGTGAATGATTTCTCACCCATTTTCTTAGCAGCGCCACCAATATTATTTTCGATAGCGCTTTGTAACATCTCACTAGAAATCTTACCGTCAGCTGCCATATCTGTTATTTCAGATGCTGCAACGTTTGCCTCTTTCGCTAACCATTGGTAAATAGGTAAACCTCTATCAGATAGTTCTTGTAATTCACCATTGTAAGCTTTATTAGATGTTTGAACTTTATTGAAAATTCGTCCCATCTCATCCATACCTACACCTGCAACTGCAGCCGCATCACCAGTATTGGTTAAGTATTGCGTTAGCTCTTTACCCGGCTTAATTCCCGCAGCTACTGCGTTTGCAGCCGTTGTCGCAGCTTCGCCCATACCAAACGATGTACCTTTAACGGCGGTGTTTGCGTTGACCATGATTTTCTCAACGTTTTTACCACTATTACCAAGTGCTGATAACTTCGCTTTCGCATTATCAATCTCAACCAGTCGAGACCAACCTTTAGCTAAAGCTATGCCACCTACCGCACTTGCTGCAACTAATGCCGGTTTGGTAATCTTACTTGTTAACGATGAACCAACTTCGCCCATCTTAGCCGAAACACCTTTAAGTGAATCCCCCATACTTGAAATGTTTCTACCAGCTTTTGTCCAACTTGAACTATCTAGCTTTTGAGCTTTTTGGAACTCTTTCAATTCAGATTGAGCACTTTCTAATTGTCTACCTAAAAAATGTAATTCCTTTTCTTGTTCTGCAATACTTTTTTGCATTGCCAAACCTTCGCGACTAGATGTCTTTTGCTCATCAGTTAGTTCATTATAACTACGCTTTAAGTCACTTAGATTTTTCTGCGAAACTTTATGTGCCGCATCTAATTCTTTAACATGGTTTTTATAAGATGCTAAATCTTTTTCACCATATTGAAAGATCTTGTTTGATGCGGAGACTTCACTTTTTAAAGCTCTAAACGATTGATTAATTTGTGCAACCGTTCGCTTGATACCCATGTCTTTCATGGATAATTCTATTCGCATACTTCGAATATCTTCTGCCATTTCCTCACCTACCTTTTTAATGTGCTATCGTTATCAGATTAGAAACGCATCAATGATTGATTCACACTTGTAATTAGTAGGTGCAGTTTGAAAAGCATCAATAATGCTATCCTTTTCCATAATTTCACCCCTTTCTAATTACATAAAGGCGTCTAACATACTATCCTTGTGAGTTTTCTTCTTAGCTTCACCATTCAACTCATCAAACACAAAATAAAAAGGCATGTCTAAAACGTCGTTAACGCTTTGACCGCCTTCTTTAACCATGTCTTGAATTGTAGCTTTAAGATTATTTTTGTAATCTTCCCAACTATTAACAGTTTGCTTTTTCGCCTCTGAATTAGTCACTTTCTCATCGATTCCCTTACCACTAGCAACAAAAAGCACCTGTTCGAACAGGTAGTTAATTGCGTTTTCTAGTGGCAGACCATCGATAAGTGTTGACTTGGTGAATTGCTCGTCATATATCCTCACAACTAGATCAAGTAACTGATTTAATTCATTTGTACTCGTGATATTTGTTGAAGATGAAAGAAATGACACACATTCGTATACTAGGGAGAGTTTCAAAGAGGGACGAGTGTTAAATGTTTCCCACTTTGAAGGTTCACCCGATGAATCAAACTCAGTAACAATTTCTATTGTGTTACTTTTCATCTTTCAATCACTCGCTTTATTCGTTTTTAGGAATTTCACCAGTTGAGATAAATTCAATGTTTTCTTGAATAATTCTAACTGCGTCAGGAGCGTGTAAACCGTCTGTTAATTGTTCAACAGTAAATTGGTTGTTGTATAAATCGCAGATAACTTCAAACATTTCATCCATTGCTTCCATTTCTGATTTGCCTTCTAAAGTTTCAAGTTTTTTAGTAGCTTTCATCAATTTACTAAATGGAATAAATGTAGGTGTTTTATACTCTTGTGTTTCAACAGTTCCATCTTCATTAACATTTGTTACTAATTCAATGCTCATTTGTTTTAATTTTGTTGTCATAATTATTTACCTCTTTTACTTAATTTTTGTTATGAGAAAAGGGGCACCCTATTTTGGGAACCCCTTATGATTTACTATTCAACTTCTTGGATTAATGCTTTGCCTTGTTTGTTCTTATCAGTGCTCAATTCTTCAATTCGTTTGTCAGAAACCTTTTTATTTGCAGGTTTAGGGAACGAATCTCCCACGTTATAAACCTTGTCTTTGTCTTGTAAATCTGTGAAAGCATGTAACACTGTAAATTTCTTTTTACTCATGGTTAGCCTCCTTCAATTATGCGCCTGCTGGTTGTTCTTCTGTTGTACTACCTTCTGTTTGAGCACCAGGATAATCAATACCAAATACTTTTTTGTAGATAGCATCACGCATCTTAGTAGAACCTTTTTCATCTCGTCCTAAGATCATTGCTTTCTTACCTTCTACACCTGGAATGTCAGTAGGCATAAATTCTGCTTTAGATTGGTCTTGAGAGAATTCAACACCATCCTCTTTTGTTTTACCTTCAACCTCAGGGAATGTGAATAAACCTTTAGGTAATCCAACATATTCAATAGCGCCTGATTCAGTCGTTTTCTCAAAAATAACTGAAACGTATGGTGGCGTATCATCTCCAACGTAAACTGCGCCATCTTCGTCTTGTAATAAACCAAATAGCTTAACTCTATCCTCTAATGGTAAGTGGTGGAAAGTTGATTCAACTTCAATCGTTCCGTTAGATACTGCCATCTCTGCTACTGTATTATCACCGTATGCTTTTTCGATTGATTGTTCTTTAGACACTGAAATCTCTTGTAAATAGTCGATATTTTCGACTGACGTAACTTCTTGGTCTTTGCCATGTACTTTATATTTGAACCCTTTAAGTCCTGTGAATGAATTGTATGATTTTGCCATTATAAAAGCCCCTCATCTATATATTTTTTGCCTCTAAACTGTTTAGAAGCTTGGTATAATTTAAAATCTTGATTGTATTCAGGTTTGAATGAGTTAAACTCACCAAAACCCAACTCTTGCCACATGATTTTTGAAACACGTAAAATAAGCTCCCTACTAAGTAAGGAGCCGTTAACGTTGTTATTCTTTTGTTTTACAAACACATCTATTTGAAATAAGTAGTCGTATGTGAGTGGGTTATTATCTGCAAAGTCTGACCTCGAAGGACTAAAAATTTCATCTATCACAATTACATTACTAATAATGTCGTTTGCATTAGGATAGACAAAAAACTTGATATTCCTTCGTTCAAAATGTTTGGAGATGAGTTCGTCATTCATGAGCGCATCTTGTATTTTTATCAAAATGTCTGTCATACCTTATCCATCTCCCTTTTGATGATGTTGTAATATTTATCGCTGTTATATCTCAATGCTGTGTTTACAAGCCCTGCACCTCTTGGTCTAAAAAACTTACCGTTTTTCAAATAATGACCATGTTCGTTGATATAAGCTAAAGTGCTATGGTTACCACGCCAATAAATATTACCTATCATTTCTGTCCCAACCTTATTCGGGTCTTTTAGGTCAGTACCGATTGCGAGTTCGCCAGTATCCCTCACTTGATTAAGTGACGTTGCTATTTTATTCCGAATAAAGTTCCCACCAGCTTGTATTGCTCGTTTTTCGGCTTTATTCATACTTGAACGACTGTACCTTTTCTGAATGTCTTTCTCTATAAGTTCTAATCCTTCGATTTTTACGCCCATATTTTCGAACCTACTATCTTAATAGTTGTTTCATCTTTCGGCGCCACATTCTTAATGTTGAACTCAGTACCTTGATACATACCGGTTTCAACAACAAAAGTGTGATACTCTTTAGGAACATATTCAGGAAAAGCGTTACGTATAATCAACGTCACATTGACTGTAGATGTTTCTAAACTGTTTAATTGAACATCTTTTGTAGATGGTTCATATATTTCTCCCCATGATTCAAACACTTTATCTTTTCCGCCTATACCGGGATAAGGACTTTCGTTATTATTGTTATAGAAAGTGACAAAGTCTTTCATTGCGTCAACTCTCATATGGATAAGCCCCTCTCAATTTCTGTATGGTACCAAGTACACCATCTGGAACATCGTGGTAATCAATGTCCGAATATGCGTATCGGTTTTGGAAATAATGGGAAGTAAGCAAGAACACACCGCGTTCAAAAATCGAATTATCTTTGAAAAATGCTTCATTTCTTGTATCATCATCCGGATAGACAGAATCTTTGATTTCCGATTCTGCCCACCTCATGTACATTTCTATTAAAGTATCTTCCATCGAGTGAGTGACATGCATATGCAACTTTAATTGTTCTAATGTCATTCATTACTCACCCCTTTATTTATTAAGCTCCCTCAGGTGTTGTTCCAGCTGGTGCTGACTCATCGAATGACCCCGTAACAAAGAAACCAGCTTTTTCATTAGCTTTAACAACATCGAAACGTTGAGAAATTGCTAGTAATTGACCATAGATTTCATTGTCAATCCAACGAACAGCAGCTTGTGCACGATCCGCAAATAACACCGCTTCTTTGATATCACCAATAAATGCTTTAGCCTCTCCAGCTTCGCCGAATGAAGTGTCAGAAACTACATATACTGGACGACCAAAGATAGTACGACCTGATGGACTAGTGATATCTTGTTGTAAGATATATTGACCGTTTTTATCTTTTAATTTGTCTAACTCATTATAGAAAGTAGATGAAACTACTAAACTAACGTTATATGCTGGGTCAAAGTCCACATTTAAAATCGTTTTTAATGCATCTGTGCCATCTACAGTTTTAGCAGTGAATGTTTTAAAAACATCTGAAATCGCTTTGTTAGTTGTATTTAATCCGATACGTGCATTGTTTTGTGCTACTAATCCAGCTAAGTCTGGTGTACTATCTTGTAGCGATTCTTCTGAAATCGCTATTTGACCACGATAAGTTTGCACTTTGTAATCAACATCGTTGAATTTTGGTGCAGCTAATTCAGGGTTTTTCGCTAATTCTTCGACTGTATGCATTGTTTCTGTAGCAGATTCAAGCACTGGGTATGACCCTTGTGCAGTTGGCACTTTGACAATATTTGTGAATTGTTTCAAATCAATAACCGTCTCTGGTAGTGTTACTGGTTGAGTAGAAATATCTTTAGGGATAATAATATCCATGTTCACTGAAGTTACATCTTCACGGATTTCACCTTTAGAACGTAAATATTTCATGAACCCTCTTACTTCCTTGCTTTCTTGTTCATTGTTAATAGATGGCTTAATTACTTTATCCATTGATCGTTGCTCTCCTTCTACTTTATCTGCAGGTTTATCATCCTCATCGCCTTTATCATCACCTTTTAATTCCTTAACCTCTGCTTCGACTTTAGCGATACGTTCATCTAATTCTTTAATTTGTTCTAATGCGCTTTTTGCTTCATCCGGCTTTTCTTCCGCGATAGCTTTTTCAGCATTTTCAACTTGTTCTGCGCGCAAAGCGCGTAACTCTTTAATATCTTCCATTTAAAACCCTCCAATTTTGTGCATAAAAAATAGACCTACTTCAAATTAAGTAGATCTAATTGCGTTTTTAATAATTCAGTTTGTTTTCGTTTTTCTTCTTGCTCGCGTTTGCGAAGTTCTTCTTTTTCTTGTTCCTTGATTGCTTCGATACTTCTTAAAGCAGGAGCGACATCCGTATCGTTGTATGCCGGATAAGTCACGACTGATACGTCGAATAGAGATTTGATTTTTCGTAACGTTCGTTTGAACAAACCATCTTCTCTTCTTTCGAGTGTGTCACCATCTTCATCAAGAATAAAACCAAAGCTACATTGATTAATGTTTCCTAGTCGAATGTTTTCATATAAGTCACGACTGTATGATGTATCAGGTAATTGGCAACGGAAATACAAACCTTCATCATCCACATTTAATTTAAGTGTATCTGAGGTTGTACGTCCTAATACCTTGCTAGAATCATGGTCAATTAGACATCTTACATCTGATAAATCTGCATCTTCCAATGCTTGTGGGCTTATAGTCTCAACAAACCCACCTAAATCATTTGATAAGGTGTTAAATCGTAATGCATAACCCTCAACAATCATATTTTCATTATCAACAGCTTTGATAGTTTCTGTAGAACGAAGTTCAATATTATTCAATTTTCTCACCCCTTTCCGATGTATCAGGGTTTGGTGATTGATTATTTGTTGAAGTTTTTCTCAATTGGTAGTCGTCCGCTACATTTGCACTAATATGGTTAAGGTCAAAGCGCGGCACAGCACCCATATTATCAGGAAACGGCTCTCTACCAATGTCATATCGGTATTCATCGTGTGTGATAGCGCCTTTTTCAAGTTGTGTGTTAAGTGTTTCAACATAACTATCCCAATCAATCATACGGAATGAACTACTATCGAATTTAAACTCTTTAGTGTACTGATCTTTATCTGATACAAGTTTAAAATTAAGCTCCGCTTCAATTGTTTTCATATATCCACCTAAACAATTAGTTAGATAGTCATTATTCACATCCTTTAATGAGGTATTGCTTAATTCAATACCGAATTTAGATAACGGTATTTGAAACGCCTTAGCAATCGCTTTAGTTGGTGTTTGGTTCTTGTTAATAACGTCTAATAACGAGCTATCAATTTCTAATTGCTCATAATCTAACGTTGAATCAAGTACAAGCACCTTACCGGCATTGTTTTCGCCTGCATTAGCCTTCGTAAATTCATCACGAAGTTTATTTCGTGCCTTTTGGTTTAATTTACCGTCTCTAACTTTTAATAGACCTGAATTTTGACCACCATTCGCAAAGAATTTAGTAAAAAAGTTCTTAGTAAATCGCTGAGTATTCATATCATCCTCAATAGCATCCAACACTTTCAAAGCATTGATGCCATCCAAAGTGAATGGTTTAATATCAATCATGTCTTTATAATCATAGACTGCCGTTCCACCTGTTGAGTTAATTTCATAGTAAAAGTTACCTTTTTTATCTTCTTTTAGCATCACATTACTGGTTGGAACGTGATAAAGCTCTGTAACTTGTGAACCCTTTCGTTCAATCTTAATAAAACCATGCCCTGTAAGTAGCGCGTTCATCATCACAATATATTTCAACATATAACCATTCATATACGGATTCGGCGTTTTGTTTAACAATAATTCCAGTCTGTCTTTATCTTTATAAACACCGTTATCTTTAACCCTAATATCCAACTTAGCAATATCACGACTTAACAACGTTACAGCCGTCCATAAATCGCTATTCCTAAGCGCTTTGTACTCGTCGTAACCCATAAGTGTCAAAGGTATAGAATACGTTGGAAATGCACTAAAAATAGTGTCTCCTGCTTGTGTAGAAACATTTGTGTTTCTAGTTTCGTAAAATATTCCCATTAGTTTTTAAACACCCCATTCCACGCTTGAATTTTTATTGTGGTGGTTGCGGTTTTTCCACCACGAGAATTAGAGCAATCGTTATTAACGTCGCGCCTGTTACAATAAGTCCTGTCACAAGCCCCCATTGAATGTAGCTAGCAACGTTTACTAAAGCTAATCCAATTAAAAAGAGCAACGGTATCAAATTATTGATAAGCGCTGCTCCAATGAGTTTTAATGTATTCATTTTATCCTCCTAAAATCCGAAATCATCGGATAGTATATAATCTTGTAAATCTGATTCAAATTCATACCCCATCGCTTGACTGTAACCAGTTATCAAACTAACAAGGGCATCTATTTTTTGTCTGTTAATTTTCTTATCTAAAATCATCATGTTATTGTTATCTGTCTTTGTTATCGCATTGGCTATCGCAAGATTTAAGTTTGGGTTGTTGTTATGTTTGATTCGTTTTTCAAAAACATCTAATCTAAACTGTTTTAATACTGGTCCAATATGTTTATAATTCTGTGGAACCTCTATCAACGGGTGTCCTGTTTCTTTTTCCATCTTAGTCACAAAGTAACTCGATTCCCAAGGGTCATAACATATCGCTTTAACGTTTAATTTGTTTTCGTCTATAAAATCTATTAACCAATTAACAACTTGTTCAGGATCAATAATACCGGATTCAGCACTTGTTAATGTTGCTTTATCGGTTCGCACTAATTTTTCATAATCTATTTTATCCCTCTTAGATTTTTCTTTAATGTCCTTCTTGAACCCAACAAACACATGCGAATCAACAAAATATTTTTTATCATCCAACGGATAAATGAAACTTAATGCCGTCAAATCCTCACTACGTGATAAGTCGACGCCAACATAAACGTCTCGCCCTTTTATATCCAATTCAGCACTTGTATATCCTTCTTGCCAATCATGTGATTGTATATACGTGTCTTTACTTGCTTGACGCCACAGATTAAATGATTTCACTAACAAAGAGTTTATTTCGCCTTTAGATATTTCCTCAGCTACTTCTCTTTGTAAGTTTCCAACGATTGTTTCTGCTATTTCATCGTCTTCAAGTAAAGGGTTCGATTTAATCCATGTTTCAGGGTGATGTATTTCATCCTCTGTATCTTGTTCTGCACAAAAAATAAAATAGTTTTCATTTTGTTCCTCACCATTCAATACCTTAGTAACATATTGATATTCTTCAAAGAACGGGACTGTTAAATCTTCTCCTGCCGTACTTATATAATACAAACTAGGATTCTTCAAAAGTGTTTGACCACGTCTTATACCGTTATACACTTTTGTATCAGTTAATAAGTGAGCCTCGTCAATAATACCTGTACTGATTTGCTCACCCTCAAGGTTGTTTGCCTCACGACTAAACGCTTTTATAACACTTCTATCATTTGTATTCTTCAATTCATGAATACTTGGTGTTATCTTAGTCATTGATTTAGTCTTATCAGATACTTTTCTTAATGATTCCAATTGAATATGAGCATCGCCCCAAGCTAACGTTGCTTGTTTCTGTGTATGAGATACAACACCTATTGTTCTTTCGAATTTAGGTTCTTTCCCAAGCAATAAATCATGCATTGCAATACCAGCAAGGAGTAATGTCTTACCATTTTTACGTGCCATGCTTATATATGCTTTTGTAAAACGTCTATTTCCTAAATCATCTACCCAACCGAATAATGAACCTATGATAAAACATTGAAATTGTTTAAGCTCCATTCGTTTCATTGTTTTAGGGACTGGTAAAACTTCTATAAACCGAATGACCTTATTTGCTTTCTCTACATCAAAGTGATAATTCAAAACTTTCAAGTTCATGTCTTTCAAATGTCTTTCACAAGACTGTATATTCTTCTTACTCGCTAAAATATCTCCACTTACAACTTTACGTGCATAATCTGTTGTTCTATCTATAGTCATTTAGAAAAATTCCTCAACAGGATCATCAGTCTTTTGATTAGCAGCTTTAGGAGTGAAGATTTTCATACGTGAATCAATAGACATACCAAGTTTTGGCGCAATACTGTTCATGATATTGAATGAATCAACTTTAACCCTGTGCCAAGGGTTAACTTTTGAACCTCGTTCAGTGAATGTTACTGTTTCACCACTTCTTAGTTCAATACTTGCTCTTTGATGGTCTGAATAAGCTTGGCAATACGAAGATACAAGAGCTAAGTCTATACTTTTAACTGGTAACTCTTGTAATAGTGGGTATATTCGGTTAAACTCTTCTTTCGCGGTAGCATCTAACCAATCAGGGGGCTTATTTTCTAATTCCTGTAGGTCATTCAATGCCTTTTCCGCGTTTCTCTTATTCTCTTGTTGTTCTCGCGTCAGATTTCCTTTGCTTTCTTCTAGCATTTTCATATTTCTTCCCACGTTCATCCCCCTTTTGATTATTTTTTTATTTAAATTTCCCGCAATTTTATATTTTTAATTAGAATTTGGCTCACGGAAGAGTATCGGGTCGGGATTCGTCCCGGTTATCAACCAGCCGTCAAAACGCTGTACCCCTTGGGAGAGTAAGAGTTTCGATGTTTTGATTACCTGAAAGGATAGCCGGGAGTGAAAAACCTAGAGCCACAAGGGATTGAGCCGTCCCATGTTTCTGCTGCTAAACTGTAAAATTATTTCTCCGACAATCTTCTTTGTTTCTCTCTAATCGTCTTCATGTTATGACATTTATGACACAATGGTTCTAAGTTATCTATGTCTAACCTCTTATCAAAGTCATCTCTTAACTCAATGATATGATCTACCACATCTGCTTTGGTGTACAAGCCTTTGCGTAAGCACTCTTGGCACAACCAGTCATGACGCAACATAGACGAATGTCTTGCATCTTTCCACTCTTTACTTCGATAAAACTTTCTATATATTAAATCTCTTTCATATCTAAATGAATCATAATTCTTTTTATATTCATTCTTTATTTCTTTATGTTCATCACAATAACTTTCATTGAACTTAATTAAATTATTACAATTAACTTTATTACATTTCTTTAATTGAATTGTATTCACTTCTTTCATATAACAAATACAATCATTTCATTACTCAATAACATTTAAATAATCTTTCATCATATTTGTTTATTACTTTGTTATCAAAGATAGAACAAAAGATTGTATTACTAATTAACATCACAATGTTCTATCAATGAACTACAAAGATATATTATGTTGTGTTCTTACCATTCAATGTATATGTGTTACCCACATCTATCTCTTAAACTGATCGGGTCTTATAGTGGTAAGCTATCAGGTAGTAGGATATAACCATAAGGTCAATAACCCTACACCTATATAATGCACCTATTCACCGTCCACCTCATAAGCCTATGGTATTAATGTGTGTCCTTATCTTTGTGGCGTATGAATACGTACATATAAAAAGACACACCCACAATGGATGTGCCTTAATATAATATAGTACCTTTATATATAATAGCTATGTGTATATTATAACCTTTATGAATAAGCATCACCTAATTAGGTGCAATCTGTGCAATCTATGCAATGTTCGCACTTTATTGGTGTTGCATATATGTGCTCACTATCTTATCTATACGGCTGTATATCGTTCTCTCGCTTATACCTAACAATCTTCCAATAGTCTTTATGTTTTCGCCTTGTTTAAGTAACTGAAGTATATGGTAATTCTTATCGTTCGTTATATAGCACTCTAGCTTATCGACAAATTCTATCTCTTCTATAAGCTTCTGTGAGTGGCGTTGGTCCTTATCATTACGTATAACTCTAACTAATACTTTATCACCTGTTCCACCTTGAGCTTTAGGCATACCTGCTTCAATGCCATACTGTCCTGTTGAAGTACTATCATATTCATACACCTTATGTTCTAACAAATTAACACGCCAATGATACCCTGTGATTAATTGTCTAACTTCTTCTTCGTTATACATCCAATACCTCCAGTTACTTTATACGTTTATCCCATGCGTCTTTGATTTGTCTTATTTCTTCATCAGTCAAATCTCTACGTGGTATTTGTCTTTCAAATATAATATGCGTTAAGTATGCCACCTCATATTCAAGTGCATCTATCTTAGTATCTTTCACAGTGTTATATATAAGTGAAAGGATTGTGATTACTCCTAGAAGAATAGTTGCTATTATCCAGAACATTATTTACTCACCTCATTTAAATGTATATGATCATATATACTAAAATCTCTAGGAGCATCCACATCATCATTTGCTTGTAGTCTGATAATCACTTGCTCTGTAATATATTTACTTAATTCATATAAGAAAATGATTGTTAGTGTTTTAAGTATTCTCATTTATTTACTCCCTAATCCTAGAATATCTGTTCTAATTTTCTTAACTTCTAAGTCATAACGTTTAGCGTGTTCAGCAGCCTTATCGTAATCCTCGTACAAACGTGTCCTTTGAACATCAGTAGTAGTCATCAATGTATGTTCGTATGGTTTGCCACCGTCGTATATAGTTAATATATCCTCGAACATGCGTCCTTTATAAGTTAGTACATAATAGTATTTACCTATCTCCATTCACTCACTGTCCTTTCTTGTTTAATACATTGTTTTTAAAGTTCTTGAAATCTTTTATCACCTGTCGAAGAACTTTAGCTCTGACCATTGCTTTGTACTTCTCCTCCGCCTCTTCCTCACTCCCTGCCTCAACCACAGTAAACGTTTCGTTCTCACGTGCTTTAGTTACATGAGTGAAGGTGCGACCGGTTGAATCGGTTAGTGTGCGTATTAGGTATTGCATAGGTTCACTCCTTGCCTAAGATTATTCGTACACGTTCAAGTATGTCTTTATCCTTTGATGTCTGCTTGCTTGATTGTTCTTTTGACTTCATCAAAATTCATCCCTTGCTTATACATATAATGCACTTTAGAAAAAGACATCCCTGTTATTTCTGAAATTTCACCCAACGTTAGTAATTCCCCTTGAAAAATCGCTCTTTTAGTTATACTCCTATTTCGAGTTTGTGTTTTGGCGTCAACCCACCTACAATTATCTGGCTCATAATTTCCGTTATTGTCTATTCTGTCTATTGATAAATTTTCGCCATATCCGTTTTTTAAAGACCAACGTTTAAAATTACTAAAATCTTCAAGCCATTCTTCGCAAATTTTTATACCTTTATCACCGTACTTTTCGTAGTTTTGAGCGTTAGTATAGTAACATCTTTGTTTCATTCCGCGATATATATTATATAATCTTGTATTAGTATCGCCATGAGTTTTATTTTTTCTACCTTGTTTACCAGTGACTTTTTTTCTATAACAACCACAAGACTTTACATGACCGTTTCTGATACTTTTTCCTGTTGCTTGAAATATGTTCCCGCATTTACAAACGCAAACCCATATCGCTCTATTATCTTTATTAACTCCATTTCTTTTTAAGACCTTACACCCATTAAAACGATAGCCGACCATATCTTTAACTATCCCCATTTAAATCACTTTCCTTAATAAATGTATTATTTATAGTGCGTCCTCGTCTGTCTTTGATTTCGTCATACGCGTACTGTAAACACTCCTCTAATGTCATTCCATGTTGTTGTGCCAATATAATTAATGTAACGACTGTATCGCCTATACCGTCTTTTAAATCGTCTAGTTTGTTGCGTGATAAAGCTGCTCCAACTTCTCCTGCCTCTTCATAGAATTTCAATGCTTGTCTATCTGGATTACCTTTGTCTAGGTTTTTATCCTTACTCCATTGTTCTACTTGTTTTACTAATTGATCTAGTGTATTAGTCATTTTTCATTCTCCCTTTTTCATAATCTAACATTGTTTGTCTTAACACTAATCCTGTACGTTCAATTCTAGTTTCTGATACAACATCAAAACCATACTCAAGATTTTCTTTTTTACGTTCTTCAAGGACTCTTATATACTCTTTACTTAATGCAATTAATGTGTCTAATGCGTTAGTCATTTTGTTTGTCCTCCAAATATTTCTCGATTACAGATTCGACATCGTGCATATAAGATTCCGTATCATCGTAATAACCTGTAATATCTGACTGTATTTCTATTTTTCTAATTGCATCAAACGCCTTAGCTTTACGATAGACTTCTTGTAGTTCTTTTAGTATTTCATCTTGATTATCTGCATTAACTAAATCAGCAAATTCTAATTCTTTTTTGATTATTGCTTCACAACTCACTCGCCATAACTCCTCTAGTAAATATTTTAAATTATCAACTAACGCTAAACTTCCATCAATAAATCTTTTATCAGATTTTATCCACATTTTAACCTTTTCCATCTACTCCACCAACCCTTTCTCCCACGCCCACTCAATCAACTGTGGTAAGTTTAGTTGTTTCTTAATCTTCACTGATACCATGTTCTTTTGCCTCCTTTAGAATTTTTTCTTTCATTTTCTTTGGAGCTACAGATTTTCCTGTTTCCCAATTTTTAACAGTATCTTTATTTACTTTTAAAATTTTTGCAAACTCAACTTGTGTTAAACCAAGTAAACTTCTATATTTTTTAACTACAAATTTAAAAGTTACATCTTTTTCTTTTTTCTGTTTAGAATGCTTAGGTTGATTTAAAATACGTTCTGTTTCCCAACCATAGTAGCAACGACTTCTTAATGTTTCTATTGGTATACCTGTTTTATTTGACCAAAATTGAAGATTGCCCGTTTCATTATTATATGTGAGCTTTATGTTGTTACTCCTGTTGTTTTGTTGCACTTTCATAGACACCCATCTACAATTAGATGGCTCATAATTCCCGTTGCTATCTATTCTGTCTATAGATAAATCTTCCTGGTAACCATTACTCATAGCCCACTCATCAAAGTTAATAAAGTATTCCCAATCTTCACATACCGAAATTCCTTTGTTTCCATACAATGAATAACTGATGTCGTTTGGGTTTTTGCAACGTTGAAGCATACTTGCCCAAATAGAATATATCCTAGAATCCTTTTTACCATGCTTCTCATATTTCTTAGTTTTGATTTTCATTCCTTAACTCCTCCATTGCTATACGATTCCGTTTAATATCCTCACGTGATACTGCCACAATCACACTACGTTCATTTATATACTTTAGAAATCCGTTTACTCGGTTTTCTTTTAACATCCTTGCAACTTCAACGGTGTTCATCCCGTTTGTGTTTATTTTGTATTTAACATCTACTGTGTTGGATAGCTGCATTATTTATCCCAATTCTCAAATGCACGCTCGATGTACCATTTAGCTTTAGCCACATCTTCTTTACCATTCTTATGAGGACTACGTGCAAGGTACTTAATAGCATTGCCAATATGATAAGCTACATTAGCGTTGTAGTGTTGTGTTACCTGCTCTATAAAATCAATTACTTCTATTTCACCGTAGTTATAATGTGATGGGTGGTTTACTGTGTCGTTACGTTTACGTTGTTGTAAATCAACAGACTTGCGTATTGTATTTCTTAATTTTTCCTGTTCACTTTCCATAGCGTTACTTATCCATTTATTACTCACACTTTCAGTAATACTTTCCATATGATCCTCCCAATTATCAAAATAGTTTTCATCTGTAACTGTGTATAAATTACCAACCGAATCAATCACTGCCTTATTCTTATCATCGTCATCAAACTCTAATTCAATCACTTTACCTACAACTGTTATCCCTTCGCTATATTCACTCTTACCTAAGTCATACACAATGATATATTCACCTTTGTTCAAGTCTCGTATTTTCATTTAATGCACCGCCTTTACCTTAGGGAAAATGTCGTTTTCCATTAAATACACGCACCACTTGCTACGTTTATGGACTTGTGGTGTTCCATCGTATAACCATGGATGGTCTCTTCTTCTCTTTTCTTCAATGAATCTCTTTCTATCTTCTTCAACTTTCTTTTTCATTTTTTCCATATATCTGTAATTCGCTAACTTCATCTCGCGAGGTACAAAGCACGCCTCTTTAAGCGTCCAGCCGTATCTAATTCTCATACGTATAAGTGCTTTAGAAATACCGTTAATTTTAGCTTGTTCGATGTAGTCGTCTGGAATTTCATAAACCTTATCTTTTATTCTCATTACATTTTCCATCAACTATACCTCCAGTCCATAATTTTCAATTTGTCGAATTCTATAAATTTTCCATCTAAGTAATCGTTTTTGTGATTTTCCATATCGTGCTCAATATATTCAGTTAAGTCTCTATTCTCGTTATGATCATACACGGGTATTTCTACTTGTCGCTCAAAAGTTGCGTCATATCTGACTGTGATTGTTTCCATTTTCATTGTTCATCACCTTCTATTATTTCAATCGCATCTTCCACACTTCTTGCTACTCCATATAAAACAGGTTGTGTTTCAATGAACGTTTTAAATTTTTCTTGTTCTGGTCTTAGTCGACCCTTATCTGTTTTAACTTCAATCACAATAAATTTACCGTCTGTTTTACGAAATCCGACTGTATCGGGAAAACCTTTAGGGAAAAGTTTGATTATTCTGTTATCTTTCGTCTGTACTTTTCCAGCATTGGCCCTCCAAAGTCTATGACCGCGTTTATTAACTTCTAATATAATTTTGTTTTGTATCTCTTGTTCAGTCATTAGTACCTCCATTTAGGGTAGAGGGTTAAGGTAGAGGGTTTAAAACCTACAAAAACGTTGTAATATCAATGATTTAAGTTGATTTTTTCTAGGGGTAGAGGGTTTGTCGGAAACTTATTTTTCTAAATATATTATTATTTGTTTTCTTATAATACTTTTCTTATAACTATCTACTCTATCTACCTAACAAAAGAAAATATAATATAAATATTGATATGAAGGCGTTTATAAGGGTAGAGGGTTTAACTAATAACTATCTACCAACCCTCTACATCTATCTACCTAATTAAAATCTAATTGAATTACATTCGGGTTATATTGAGAATCTGCCACAATTTTTAAACCCCTATAATACCTTTTGCCTTTTATAGTTGTACGTTCAAATTTCTTTAACATTTCGGTCGCAAATTTTACATTAGTCATTTTGTGTTGATTGTTACGTTTTGCCCAGCTATCATATGCATTAAATAATTCACTTGCGGCAATTTTGAATTTATAGTCCGTTTCGCAACATTCTTCGATAAATGCGGATATACTATCCATTTCTGTTCTATACTCGTCTCTCTGCTCTTTAATAATTGCAGGTTCCGATAATCCGATACGTTGCCATTCTAGGAAACCATCGACACACCAACGCATAATTGCAGGTAACTCTCTCTTTAGCTTTTTAGTTAAGTCACGATCTATTTCATGAAGTGGTATTTGCTTATCAAACGGTATGATAATAAACCTACGCCATATACCTTCGTCTCTACCTCTTACATAAGGTTTGTGGTTCGTTGCCATCCAAAGCTTAAACTGTGGTGTAAATTCAAATTCATTTTCATATAGCTTACGTGCGGATACTTTATCTCCACCAGTTAATTGTTTTAATAAACCTTCATCAAAACGTTCACCTTCATTAGGTTCTGTGGTAGTAACTAATCTCGCGCCATCTAGCTTAGCTATTTCTGGTGATGCGTCTGATTGATTTTTACTTGCCATGATTGCTTGTGGTTGAATATTCGTTGCATAGTTTCCAAATATCTCATTTAAGATATCTAAAAATACTGACTTACCATTACGACCATTACCATAAAGTACAAACAATACTTGTTCTGATGTGTATCCGGATAGTGAGTATCCTACTGCTCTTTGTATAAATTTCACTAAATCTTGATTGCCTAAGAATATATCATCTAAGAATTCATCCCACTTAGGACAGTCAGCTTTATCTGTGTACTCTACATTCGAAATTTTAGTGAAGTACTTTTCACGTTCGTGTTCGTTTATCTGACCTTCTTTTAAATTAATGTAGCCATTTTGAACATTAAATAGGTTGAAGTCTTTATCGAATGTTTCGTTTCTTACTGGTAATAAGTGTTCACATTCTTTCATCATATTAATTTTTTTATTATGATTACGTGAATCTTTCCAATGTCTGTATCGGTACTTTTCCATATCTGCTTCGTCAATTCCATCAGCTATAAATAACTTTTCATTTTTCATATTCTCTACAACTTTATCTGCTAATATTTTCATTCTTCCAGTATCGTCATGTTTCCAACTCTTACCGTCGTAATACATCCATGATTTAGAAGTGTAGTTGTAACGAATGTTTTCACCGAATAAATCTTTAAGTCTTTCGGCGTTACCTGTATCATCATAGGAATATCGTTTATCTTTTTTAGCTGGTTTAATTGCTTCATCCATAATATATATTTGAAAATCAGAATCAGATGTTTCTGGTATAAATTCATTTTGACAACTTTCTATAGCTTGATTTATCGTCATATCACCGTACGTATAATCACCACGTTGTTCATCCCATTTATCACGGAATAGATTTGATTTACGAAATATTTCATCCATTTTCTGTGGATCTCTTGCAGTCCAAAATGCTAAGTCATTAGCAAATGCCATATCTGCTTCGGATTGTGAATTGTAAAACTGTGACCATTCACCTTCATATAGAGTAGTGAATCTAAGACTGTTTTTAGATTTTTTAGCGATATCTATTATTTCATCTATTGATAAATCGTTACCGAAACCTTTAGTTGTATTAATTTTTTTAGTTTCTTTTTCATGGCCAGCAATATATTTATTGTGTAAGAAACTCAATTGACCGTATTCATCTTCACTAATACCGTTGTAACCACCAATTTGATTGCCTGTCATTGTGAAGAATCTACCTGTATCATAAATTTCTACATTGCCTCTTCTTCTACCACGAGGAGGGAGTTCTCCTTTTGTTATTAAATGTATGCCTGTACCTGAAGGAGATATCTCCGCGTATGTTTCTAATACATTGATAAACTCGCTAATTATATTATCTGTGTCAGGTTCTTCTAAATATGCCTCAATTTCATTTCCTACTTTATCTAAATCAATTCCTACATAAGGTGCTTTAAAGAAAAAACCTATACCATCATAATTAAGTGACTGGCTTGCAGCATCTTCAAAACTTACCCATGTAGATTCATCATTGGATTTTGCCATTTCATTAGTATTAGGGTTGTATGGACGTTTAGTAAAACGCCCATTATCAACCTTTTCTATCTTGAAACAACACCAATGATCTAATTCTTTAAGTTCATATGGTATTTGTTCGTACACAGGTTAGTCCTCCTTAATTATTAAAACGGCATGTCGTCATCTTCAATATTCAATCCATTTGCGAAAGGATTTGCACCATCTTCAGTTTTAAATTTATGTGCAAGTTCAGGGAATTTCGTTTTCTCCCAACGTTTAACATTTAAGTTTTCATAAGTTTTACCGTTGTTTTCAGATGTTTCATTTTTAACTGTTACGCGTACAGCTTTACCTAAGAAGTCTTTAAACAATTCTTCTAAAGATGAATATTGTTTCCCTTGTTGTAATTGAGCTGCTGCTCCAATCGTGTTGAAGAATTTAATATTGTATTGTCCAGTTGCTTTTGTTTTCCAAACACGATGGAATACAATGTTATTTTTATATTTTTGGTCAATATCATTTCGTACAGTTAAACGAACATCTACATATTCAGTACCGCCTTGAGTTGCATTTTCCTCGAATTTAGTAATAACTGTTTCGTACGTTCCATCTTGAATTCCACCATCAAAAGTATCTTCCATGTTTAAAGTAAAGTTTGTCATAATTAATTTGCTCCTTTGGTTTTATAATTTATTTTATTAATCCTAATCGTTTGCCTTGTATATAACTCCAACCTGGTTTGTAACCTAATGACTTGCCTAATTCGGAAAGTTCCTTCATGTTGTTACAATCTTCAGGTTTCTTAAAATTCAATGTAATCATTTGTTCTGTTACTTCTTCTAGTTCTGCATTTTCATCGACTATCATTTCTTTTTGTTCTTCTTTAGGGAATTCACTTCCACAGAAAGGACATATCGTGTATGGAGATTCCACAACACCAAAACATGTTGGGCATTCCTTTATAGGAATTGAATTATTACTTTTACTTTTTTTATCCGAACCTTTAAAGTGTTGTTTCCAATCATGCTCGGTATTAGGTAATCCATGTCTTGAATAATTACCAACATGATCTATAATGATTGCTTGTTTATTTGGTTGGTAACGCATTGCCCTCATGGTTTGTTGAATAAATAATGTGAGAGATTCGGTTGGTCTAAGTAAAATCACACACTCACAATCTGGTACATCCACACCTTCACCGTATAACTCTGCGTTAACTAAGATGTTTATTTCTCCGTTTCTAAATGATTCCATAGCACGCTCTCTTTGGTCTTTAGGTGTCTTGCCATCAACTTGTAATGCTTGATAACCTGCATCATTAAATTTATCTGATACTGCTTTACTAGATTCAACATTATGGGTATAGATAATCGTTTTCTTATGTTCTGCAAATTTTTTATAATTACTAATCACATCACCGTATATTTGAGGTTCTAGTGCTAGAGTTATTGATTTATTACTGAAATCACCAGTTGAATCATGTTTTAATGATTGATTATTCATAAGGTTAACTGAATAATATTTGAATGGTGCTAATCGCTTATTGTCTATCAACCACTTAACAGTCTTACCAGGTATGAGTTCTTCGAATACATCAGTAAATCCTTTGTTACTCATACGCCACGGTGTTGCTGTAAAACCGAAAACAAAAGCATTAGGAAATGATTCGAATATGTTTATATAAGTTTTCGCTAAAGCGTGATGTGCTTCATCTACTAGAATGATAGAAGGTTCTGGTTCAATATCTTTTTTTATTCTGTTAGCAACTGTTTGAACCATTCCTACATGGCAAAGTTCCATATCCACATCATTAGCAATAAAAGTACCTTTAATCTGTGATACAAGCTCTCTCCTGTGGACGATAAACAGTACACGATTACCTTTATCAGTAGCTCGTCTAGCTACTTCAGACATTGTTACTGACTTGCCACTTCCTGCAGGACTTTGAACCATAATGTTTTTGTTGCCTTTTCTTATACTTTCATATACACCATCTAGTAATTCATTTTGATAATCACGTAGTTGTATCATCAATATCACCAACAACAAACAGTTCTTCTTGCAAACAATGGTCTCTATTGTCGAGTTGATTTTTAGCAAACACATTATTACTTGGACTTAATATAAATCCTCGCTTACCGCTTTTTTCGTTGAATACTAATCTAGCTACTACTTGGCATAAACCTGCGATATTATCTCTAACTGTTTTTCTAATATCAGGCACACTTTGTGTTATTTGTTGACCTGCTGGCGTATAAAATTCAAAGTTTGTTTCCCAAGCTAGGAACACTAAACGCTTTTTTAGTGATTGTAGAAATCTCAAGCTATCAATCGTGAAAAAATCAACGCGTTGATAATGAGACATTTCAGGAACCCTTTCGTTTTTTCCATTACGTCCTAAGTTCGCTAACATGGATCTAAATAATTCTGAAACGTTATCAATTGCTATAGTGTCGTAATTATCAAGTAATGATTTATTTTCCGAAAAATATTTCATTAACTCTCCCCACTCTTTCCAAGCCTCATGAGTGTTGAAATCAAGAATATCTATATTTTCGTTACCTTTGAGTGGTCTCTCTGATTTGTCCACATTAATGTATAATGTTTTACCGGGTAAATAATTTAATGTGTGTGTCTTTCCAGTCCCAGGCTTTGCATAGATTAAGTATGTTGCATTGTCTGTATGGATGTCTTTTGCACTTGAGATATTAAAACTCATGGTCTACCTCCTCGTATTTAATTGTTTCAGTTAAAACTTTTTTAATTGCTATGTGATAGTCCATGTTTATATTCGCTTCTTCTAATCCGTTAAATTCTCTTGCACGACTTCTATTTGTGGAGTAACTAACTTCTGGATTATCTCCATAAGGTTTATTCGTAATGTAAATTGGTATATCTCTGTGACGAATTATATAAGTTATTGTTTCACTCACCACTGCATCACCCTATTCATAATACGGTCTGCTTCATTTGTATTTCGTTCAATCCAGTTATAGATTGACTGTTCAAATATATCTTGAGATAGTTCAAATCCAACATTCTCATCGTTAACCTCTGCAGAATCAATTTCGTTTTCATATCTATCCATAATTTCGACGAAGACACCAAACTGAGTTTTTGTTGCTTTAATCCGAAACTTAAAACCTTGCACAGTAATAAACTTCGTTCTTATTTCTCCTATTTCGTAATACATCTTGTCTACCTCCTGTTTCTGGTGGTATACTTGTGTTGTCTAATTACACAAATATATTATTTGACTGTTAAGCGTTGGCGCGCTTAGCGGTCTTTTTTTCTGCATAATATGTGTTCCAAAATGCGTAACTACCAATGTAGCTTGCAATTGCAAATACAACGCTATAATGAAAATCAAAAGTTATCATTGAGAAAATCATTGTGCTTAGTACTGCAGTTGACCATGCTAAAATATGTCTCATGTTATCCCTCCTTCAATCTTTTAAAGTTTTCAATTAGATACTGCTGCATATATGGACCGATAAATCTATATTCATCATTATTGTGTTTAGGTAAATAAGAAAAACTTTCAATTTCATTCCAAACATCTTCATTTTTGATTAAGTTATCTTTAATCCATTTTCTACTTTCGTTTGATTCATTCATTAAATCTTCCATCGACCACCAAGTTTTAGTTGTCATTTTTCCACTCCCTCACTTTCTGAATTAAATTCATCTCTCTTTTTTTGTCTATTCCGATAAAACTCGGATTCATCACCAAAAAAAATATGATTTGCATCAACGTAATATAAATGTTCCATTTTCAAAATTAAATCTCTAGTTATTTTCGAACTATTTCTTTCATATTTTGATAAAGTATCAACATTAATATTAAGATTGTTTGCAGCTTCAGTTTGAGTTAAACCAATATTTATTCTGGCTGCTCTAATACTTTGTTTCACTGTCTCACCACACTTTCTTTAAGAAGTTAATTACACTATATCCGAATTTTCTCGGAATGTCAAACGGATTTTCTCGAATAATTTATAAAAAATCCGATTTTTTCCGAAAAATGTCTTGATTTCCCTACTATCTACCTATATAATGGGTGTATAAATAATTTTTCTTGAAAGGAATAAAAACTATGGATAGAAACTTAGAATTAAAACAACAAATTGCTGCAAACATTAAAAATTTAATGAAGTCACAAGGTTTAACACAAGTGCAATTATCTGAAAAAACTGGTATCTCCAAAAGTACTATTTCAGATTATATGCGTTGTAAAACTTTAATTAATGCGGGAAACGTAGAAAAAATTGCTATGGCTTTTGGTGTTGAAAAATCTTCTATAGATCCAACTTTCAAGAAAAATAATTCAAATTTTTCTGAAGTTATTGCTGCTCATATTGATGACGACGCTACAGAAGAAGAAATTGAAGAAATATTAGCATATATTGAAACTAAAAGAATGATGAGAAGAAACCGTAAAAAGTAAGGGGATTTGTTTATGCAATTAAGAGAACGTTTACTTAGTTCAATTCCAAAGGTTGAAATAGACATTGATAAAAATCTACCAGCTAAAGGTGGCGGATATTATTATAGAGATGAATTTGAGCCTGATGGAGTAATAACCATTACGGGAAATGTTGATTACTATAGGCAAAACGGTATATTAGCTGAAGAAATAGGACATCATGAAACTACTACCAAAAACATTTTAGATGCTTATAAATCTTCTCGAGGTGTATCTGTAAATAGTTTGAAAGAAGAATTAAAAGGAAGAAGATATGGATATAATTTAGCTGTACCTCTACAAAAATTGATTGATTGTTATAAACAAGGAGTTTGGGGCAACGTTTATGAAATGTGTCTATCAATGGGAATAGATAGGTCATATTTTCATGAAGTAATAGAAGATTACAAAGTTAGGTATGGTCCCTTTGTCAAACACAATGGTTACGTGATAAATTTTGAACCATTGGATATTGAAAAATTGGACTAACTATATTTTTTTACACCGAAACAGAACATACGTTCTACAAAAGGAGAAATGAAAATGAATTTGAAAGAGTTTCAAGAACACATCGAAGGTAGATTACCTGCACTAGACAGTTTTTATGATAGAGCAATTAATTATCAATTAGACAAAGATAAAAGAAGACCGCCAAAAAAACGATGGTCAGAAGCTAAAATCGAAAGAGCTGCTGATAATATGTACAA